ATATTTATCATCACGATCTGTGGGATCGTACATATCAACTGGTGCTATAAATTTCATGCTGGTCTCATCAAATGTGGTCTCATTCGATCCAGATTCGCCTACTGGTAGCCAATTTATCAACGTGTATCCTTGAGCCGGGGTAGAAGGGTAATAAAATTGCTGTCCAGCATACTTGCGTCCACCAACAATTTGTATATATTGAGTTTCTGCAGTCATTTGAGTTTGAGTCAGAGTAACCAATCTAGTACCAAGATCCACAGCAATAGTGTACACAGACATGCGTTGATTGCCAAACGTGGCAGTCATAGTGCCAGCTGCTGATGTCAATACTGCGGCAGCACCGCCGGACGATTCGCTCACAGTAAAATATCGAGTTTTTGCTGTCATAGATCCACTGGCTGTACTTAAATTAACGGCACCACCACCCAGGGTTAATGATACTTTGAATTCGGTCCCAGTCATTACAGTAACATAATAAGGTTGTATATCGTTTGAAGTATCTAGGGATTCAATCCCGCCAAACGTGTTTCCTGTAAACCACACAACATCATTAGTGGTCAAATTACTTGTGCTACTGCAAGTGATTATATTGGTACCTGTTGTGGTTGCTGTGCATGTTATACCAACAACTGATTTTACATAATAAATTTTTGTAAGACCATTACTGTCGGCAGCAATGCCCCCAAAAGTGGCTCCCGAAAACCACACAGGATCATCAACAGTCATGCCCACAGTGCTGACAGCTTTGATATAATTTGTAGTAACGTATGTATTGGTACATTCGTATTCGTATCCACCGGGTATGGTATAACTCTCATCGAATGAGTGTCCACTAGTTTCTGGAGAGTAAACATCGCCATACAAATCAGTATAGTCTTGCCACCCTTCATCTGGAGTTGCATAGTCCGAGTAATATTGTTGTTTGACAAACACAACAGTGTCACCGGTACTAAAAGATACTCGCCCATCAATACCGCCCAGAGCCGAAATATATTCCAAAGTTCGATTGTTAACATCTGTGTATGCCAATTGTGTGGCAAATTCTATATATCCAACAAATGGTAATATACCTGACCCGTATCTGTCAAATGTAGTAAGGGTTGGAGTAGGTGTCCAATTTTGAGTTAATGTATCCCAATTGCGACTTAGCGTGTGATCTAGTACATAACGGTCTACTTTGAAATCAATTGCATTCAACTGATACTGGAAGTAGGTCTGCAAATAGTATGCAATCTGTGCACCACGACCAGGATTGACATAGCATATGACCCAGGCCGGAGTAAATCCCAACACACGCCCATCAGTTTGTTTTGATGTCATCCACAATGGTAATTTAGTTGATATCTGTCCCACAACATCAATCACCTGATCTCGCATGTTGATCAAACTATTGGGATAAACACTTCTTATTTGTGTGCTACCATCAGTAGGATCTGTTATGGGATAAGCGGTGTTTACAATTTTACTTACACTGGCACCAGAAGCATTCACAAGGTCATCAATAATTTTGCTGTATACAACTTCGTAAACTATGTCACCTGTGACAGGATCCAGGGCTTGTGCCACATTGATTTCACCCAGCACTAGATTTTTCCAATAGTGATTTAGGTATAAACTTTCAACGTAAGTTGCAAACATATCCGGTGCAAGACCAAATGCATGTTGATACACTACTGAATTTGCTTTGCCAAAATAAGGGTCATCAACTCGATAGATATATTCTGGAACAAGAATTTCTTCGTTTGATAGTAAATCGGTTATAACTGCCCGATCATTAGCAGGGGGCATTGCTTGAACAAATAAATTTTGATAAGGTGCATTATACTCATGATTCACATGTACAGTAAATGTTTTAAAAACACTTACCACATCTTTGATCCCAGTGGGTCGCATGACCGGAGTTAATACCGCACCCGAACCGCCGTAGCCTGCTACTATAGTTAATATGGCCGGACTGGTATATCCAGCACCGGTATCGGATAACACAACTTTGGTTATAGCACCACCTACTACAGTCACACTTTCGACCTGGGCGGCTACCGCACTGGAACCAACCGGTGTGCTAAATTCAAGCACTGGCGGATTGATACTACTGTATCCCGAACCGCCATTGGTTACTGTTACTTTTGATACATCATACACAATTTGATTGGTATCTTCTGCATACGCATTCACATTAAATGTAAATTGAGTATCGAATGTGGTTTCTTGAACAGTGACGTTTCTTACTGCCGCTTGAGTAGCATCAAATGTTGTGGTTCCAAGATCTACTGCAAATGTGTTAAAAGTTACTCGCCCGGATATTTCTCCAGTTGGCAACAATTTGAGTCCCTGTGGCAACAAATTATATGCGCCATTTTTCAATCGATACTGTAGTGTTCTACCACCTATGTTTGTTGCTTGTATTACCAACAGACTGGTAGAACCGTTGTCAATTGATCCAAGATCAGCAGGAGTAATCCAAGTAACTTCAGAATTGATTGCGCCGGATATGTTGAGTGAGAAAGGATATGATATGCTGGCCACAATCAGATTGGCCAAAAGTGTCCCACTGGCTGATGTAAGTGTGACCGGGGTAGTACTGTCAGGATTGGCAGTTAATGTGAATTCAGTATCGCTTTCGATGGACAACACATAATACACTTGAGTTTCACTGGCAGTGATGCCGCCAAAACTGGTACCTGTAAACAACAATGGTTGTCCAGCATTGATTTGTGCTGTGCTGGTGCAGGTCACAATGTTGGTGCCAAATGTGGTGGCAGTACAAGAAATAGGACTGCCCACAAAATCAGTTTGATAAACTACAATATTAAAACTGTAATCTATATTTGTGACACCTTGATCAGGAATATATCCATAATACCATCCGGAGTTGGTATCGAGTGTGAGTCCTGGTGGCAATCCATATCCTTGATTTACGTTGATAGCATACTTGATGTTTGTGGTGTCATAATCGTTGCCAATGAACTGATGGGCATAATAGTTGTCTCCACGAACTGTACCAAGATCACTTGGCAAATCATTGATCAAGAATGGCGGACGTTCAGTTGTTTCATCTGCTGTGACAAAAGTATTGTCGGCTGTGATCTGAGTTGTGTCGGCTGTGAGGGTGTTGCGGTTATAAACATAAACTTGAAAAGTTCGTAAGTTACTACCTTTGCCGTCCGTTACTTCTAGAGTAAATTGATAGTTTTTATTGTTTCCAGCCGAAACAACAAAGTCATACGGATAAGCGGCACTAGAGGTTATGTCATATCCAGGAAGCGCATCAATATTGTTGATTGGCTTGATATTGCCACGAAGCAATCCAGTAGAACTAACAGTGACTCCAGGTGGTAATTCTCCACCAACCAATTTTATGACCACTGTATCACCTGGATCGTTGTTGGTGTAGAGAATTTGGAAATCTATTAAATCACCATCATAATATGATCCTATACTGCCAGCAGGTGTTGTAAATTCTGGTACTTGATTTCCTGTGATTGTGAGTGTAAATGTACGATCTCTAATACGGTCAACCGTCTCGTCTTGATTTTCTGTATAAGCTCTAATTGTAAATTTGCTAGTGACGTTTTGATTGACCTCAAACGGCACACCTTGTAAACTGGCCAATGCTTGCGGAACACCCACAATCAATCCATTGGCCGAACATTGTATTCCAGGGGGCAACGAACCTGCAATTATTGTATAATACACAGATTGCCTGAATACAGCAGTCATTGATCCGGTTGCAGTTGTTAATTCTACAGGAGAAGTTCCTTGATAAGCCGCAGTAATTCTAAATTGTGTACCACTAATTACGTCTAACACATAGTATTCTACAGTAGAACTAATGCCCCCAAAAACAGTTCCGGTAAACATCACAAAAAGTTCAGGGTATATTCCCTCAGTACTGGTACAAGTGATAACATTTGTTCCTGCGGTGGTAGCAGTACACGTGGGTGTAATTGGCAACGGATCAGTAGTTACCAACATGGTATTTTGATAAAAAATTCCCTCAGGTATGGTTCCTAAACTACCAGCTGGGGTGATCCAAATCGGTTGACTCATATTTTACCAAGGTGAGGTATCAAATGCCACACGATACCAAATCACAGTGGTAGCATCGTATTCATACACACATACGTATAGGTATTGTTGATCAAATGCGATCATGCCCGGAACATCACCGTCTTGACCGCTAGAAGAAGCAGGTGGTGTGGCTTGAATATTGTTATAAAGTTCAGTAAAGTTGCTGTTTATATACTGAAATGCGGTTCTTAATGGAGTACCTTGCCCATCATTGGCAACGTTGCCTACGTTGATTAATAGTTGTGTCATAAATTGCAGTCCTAGTGTTGTATTTACCAAATCTTACACGCCCGACTTCTAACTTGGCGATCTACTAAATACACTGATTCGGA